TCTTTGCGGGCGGCTTTTTCAAGCGGAAGATACTGCGCTGATAGTTTATCCATTCGCTCCACAAAAACATCATGATCGTCACGGATTGCTTTATAGATGTTCATAATACATGGATTATAATCATTGAGAACAAACCGTGCATTGGGATTCTGCTCATAAGCCCAGACAAACATTGCGCCGGCACCAACAAAGGGCTCTACATAGGTATCAAAAGATTCGGGCACTACGTCCCTCTCTTTGTACTTCTTAAGTAGGCGCGTTTTGCCGCCTGCCCACATAAACAGCGGCTTCATTTTGCCCTCCCGTATAAAAAGGTGGCAGACTATTTAATCCCGGTCTGCCATCGGTGGTCCACAAGCCTATTTAGATTAGGCCAAGCCTGTTTATTCTAGGACATCAGTTCATCAAACGCCTTATCAACATCATTGGTTGATTTTGCGGAGTACTGGACTGTCTCTGATGAACGACTTTCGGCAGAACCATCGCCTGAAAGCTGCTCATCTAGAATAGCGCCGACTTGCTCGGGGGACAAGCGTTCGAATAAAGTATCGAACTCAGGGATGCGGTCTAGGAGGGCAGGTATAGATTCCGCATCTTCGAGCAGGGGGGATGTGTGTCGACGCATCTTTAGACTCGTTTGTGGAAATGCACCAGGCTTGGTAGGCTTGGTGTAAGTCAGGGCGATATCGGTGCCTTCGTGAGCATCGGTAATATCGCCATATTCTGGATCAAGGATATAACCCAAAAGAAGCTCGTAAGCCTTCTTTCCATATCCATAAACCTTAATGCCTTCGTCTTCACGACCGCGAACTACCACGGGCGAAAAATAACGTTGGCGAACGAAGAGCGACTTTGCAAGGTTCTTGCTGTCTTCATCGTTGTTGCTGACGCCTTCGCGCCATAACGATGAAGCAAACTCGCAGATCGGACAGCCTTCGCCGAAGTTACGCTTCGGACAAAGAACGCCACCACGATGTTCGCCCACATTATAGTGGAAAGACATCTCTTTAAGGGGATCCCCGTCATTTGTTGGAACAATACGAATATCCGTATCGCCCTCGTCTGGCTTAAACCAGACAGATGGAGTATTATCTCCGTTTCCTTCTCCACGAAGGGATGCAAGCTTTCGTCGCATCAGTTCCATATCAATTGCCATTTTTGTTGTCTCCTTGTTGACTTATAGAATATCAAGCGTTCCTTGATATCTTATTGTGGCACACTTGACGTAGCTTGTCAAGCGTATTGTTGTACTACGTTAGTAAGGGCAACGCAGAACCCAAAATCTTCATATTCAGTCTCGTAAATTGCATACGAGATCTTACGGAAAGCATTCCTTGGTTTTTGCTTAAGCATATCAACCAACCTTTTGTGAAGCGCCCCATCATTCTCCAACTTTTCCTTATTTATACACATATAATAACATATATCCCGATCCATGTCAAGCTCAAATAACCATTTTTCTTTTAAATTCTTCATATTGAGCAAACCGATGGTTCTAATACGACAAACGTCGAGTGGTTTTGATACCATTCCGATTTCTGGCTCGTTATGTTCAAAGAAGTTTAAATAGTGAATTGTAGAAAAAACAGAATCATTAAGAGTATCATAATATTTTTTGATTGGGACGCTTCCAAGGTGATTTTCGAGCATTTCGTTACTGATAACAGTAAGGGACTTCAACAATCCAGATCTCGCATATTGTTGAAGCACGCTAAAAACCACTTTATCTACTAATTTTGGGATCCCAGTCAAAAGCTCCGAATCGGGCTTAATATAAATGACCTCTACTTGCTTATCTTTGAGTTGCTCTAAAACTCCGAGGGAATAGTTGGAACTCATAGAGGACCCAACCACAAAAACCTGAACTCTGTCAGTAATCTCTGAAAAGAGCTTTTTTAAATCAGGAATATTATTTTCGTACTCCTCGGGATTCTCGAATGATTTGAGCTTGTGTTTATATTTGGAGTTGCGCTCAACTTTGTCATTAAGTTGATACACTTTGTAGTTTTTAACAGAAACGAACTTTTCCGCGATTCGCGAGGCAGCGAACCCTATTCCCACAACAGAAATCATAAGTTCAACTCAGATAGTTCAAAATAGTTTTTGCCAGCTTTCATAGTGGCAACATACCCGTCTTCAAAAACAGCCTTAACATCCATTATAATGTCCCTGTCCTTATTATCAAAGTCTATCACAATTTCATCATGAAGTATATGCGAAATATAAGATTTTCTATCTTCCAGCATCTTGTCTATGATGACAGCCTTCGATAGAACCCTATCTGCTGTTGTACTCTGAATCAAGTAGTTGAGTGCCCTAAAATCATCCACCGCAATCTTACGCTGGTATGGTGTTATAATGTATTCACCATCGTACCATTCGTCAAGTACCTTAGCTTTATTATAAGCTTTCCCAAGGTCCGGGTGTTCTATCGAGTTATACAGCCATCCGAAAAACTCAATCTTGGCCTCATCGCGAGTGAGCGCATTCGCAAACACATTCCTGACATTCCAATCGTGAATGTCGTGATCTGGCTGTTCTTCTCCGGCAAGCTCCAAGAACGTTCTCACTTCGGCGCCATTATAGTCTAATGCCACAAAAAGGTCGTTATTCGGCTTCAGAAGTTTTCTAAATTCTTTTTTAAGTGTAAGTATGGGGAAAGAGCCAGGACGCGTTGTGAGGCGCCCTGTGACCGTACCAAACAGGTTATAGTCAATATACTGATAGTTCTTCGCCAGATCTTGCGCTTTATTACGCTCAAGAGTGGAAAGCATCAAATGTCGGCAATCTGCGGCGTTCAGGTTCAGCTTATTATACCGCATCTTATATAGCAGTTTCTCTACATCACATAAATGCTGATAGTTTTCGGGTTTATCGCGGGTATCAAAAACGTGCTCTGTAATGCGGTTTTTAACCTCGCAGAAGCGCTTTAAGAAGTCGTGAGGAACGAGGTCAAAGATACAGTGGTCGTTTAGATTGATCTTTGCGATCTTGAACGTCTTTACATATGCGCGGAGTTTGCGTTCGGTTTGTGCCAGTTCCTCGGCGTATTCATTGGGGCAGACCGTTTTCAGGTCACCACCGCCGGCATAAATCCACGCATATTCCACAGTGTCATCAGGGCGCGCGCCAGTATAGCGCCACGTTTTAGTGAGTTCGTCAGGGAAGTTCTCGAAATGTAATTTACCGTCTGCATAAATCCCAATACATTCGGATTTATCATCAATAGCTTGAAAAAGCATTGCCCTCTCTTTTATATACCTTCTGTTTATTCTGATTCTTCCGCAAGAAGAGCGCGGAAACTCTTATTAATATAACTCAGGGATCCAACATAGTCAAGTGTTTTATTCAAAATAGTTTCAAATACACGGATCGCTTCGAATTCTCCACTCACTTTAAACAATTCGATACTATCATCTATAATCATCAATTTCTGCTGATCAGTAAACTGTGATTCCTCTTCCATGAAACGCATATCAAAATACCATCTCATGAAATGTTCTGGCGTATATTGCTCTCTAAGAGTTTGAAGAGTATATTTCGCAGGAACTACTTTTTTAGAACAAGTCATTCCATCTTCATATACCTGTTCTAAAAAGCTTTTTTTCTTCAAAGAATTATAAAGAGTAAGAAGCCGTCCCGGAAAAGAGATGAAATACCCCGCATAAGCATTCATATAAGAGGATACCATAATATCTGTCGTTTCGTCAAGACCATAATTCGTTGCAAAATCAAATATAGCCGATTTAATTGGGTAAGAGCCAATATCTGCCACCATTCTCCATGGAACGTTAGCATCTACCATAAATCCATAAGATGAGCATGTTTGTAAATAGAAATCCCAATTCCGACTATTAACAAATTGTTTCATCTTCTCTTCATCATTGGAAGCATCAAGGTCTGCAATTTCGACCGCCAGTCCCGAACAATTAATTGGACATCTTTTACTTTTTAGATATCCGGGGCGCGTGAATGCGTTTCTGGATGCTGTTGAAGATAAAATTACCATCAACTCTTTCATGAACTCATCAAAATTCCTAATCTTTATACCATTTCTCTTAAAAATAACATTTAGGGACCTTGAATAAGTGATCAAATGATTCCTATAAAGGACATTTTGATCTTGATAACCCTTATAAACTTTGAGGTTAGTTAAAAAACGATCACTGTTGTCGATTTTTCCTAACATCGCACATTTCTCAAATTGGCGCGCCATTTGCTCGAAAGCATCTACAACAAAGTTTAAAGCCTGGGGAGCTTCCGCTGGCTTGGCGGTGCGCTTAAAGTTTTTAAGATTCCCCTTTACTGGCTTGACGATCATGGGGACAAAATCCCGATCCACTCGGCCATATAATAGTTTTTCACCAAAATTAAAATCTATTAAATTTGTATAGTCGGATTCCAATATCCGATTTATATAAATGGTTCTTTTTTCAAAGAGATCGCGGGATCCTTCTTTATTACTTGATGCATATAAAATTGACATTACTTATTCCCTTTTATTGAGTTATTTTGCACTTACCCTTGGATATTGTTGACGATTCTGCAGCAGTAGTACTTACTGCATTCTTTGTTAAGCTCGTTCTGTCGTATTTGCCATGAACCCATTTTGCCGTAATCGTAGATTCCGCGGTACCGGGACCGAAATCATGTTCTGATTTTATAATCATAAAATAGCCTCCGACTCCTAATTGAGTGAGATCGTCTACGGTGCCTGGCGAAAACGTTTGTGGCTCTATGTATAAATAGGTTCCTGGCTGAGCTTGTATGTTTGCAAATGTTTTAATATTGGCATCATATTGCTCCCGTAATTGACTAAGCCCGTGATAACCTTCTTGTTCAAAACGAACCATTTGTAAGCTCGGCACAGATTGACGGTTAAAATTAATAGTTTTAACAATTCCTTTATCTTGGGCTATA